AATGTTGTTGTATTTATTGACAGATTTTATGTCGTTATTGATAATCGCTTTATCAAGCAGTGTTTTAGCACGGCGAAGCGCACCTTCCAATGCTCTGTCAATAGGTTGCATTTCAGCTGTACTTAATTCCTAGGGCCTTAGATATTTCTGCCTCTTCAACAGAAACTTGAAGGAATGCTGAATGAAGAGCATTTGAAGCAGCCTCAATTGCCGAGTCGTCAAGTGTGTCGGTATTGAAAATCTGGATTCCGTCCTCTACGGCCTTTATTTTGAGGCCGTGGAATTCAGCAACACCATCAAGGAATTGCTTGACTTCGGCAATAAATGGTGCCTCTACCGGAATTAGAACAAAATTTTCACTCGAAGAAACAAGGCTCTTAATCTCTATGTCGCTCGTTTCTGGTAGCGACATGTAGACGGCGGCCGAAGATGCCTTCATGCCGGCCATACGCCTCATCGACTGCATTCTGCGTCTTCTGGCAATTGCCTTTCGGAGCCTCTTCCTAACTTGCTCTTCGCTCATGTTGTTTCGCTCGGCAATCATTCGCAGCGCTGCCTGCATTGCTCGTTGCGGAGGAGCAGAAGCGCCCATTCCGCTCCGATTAATCTCATCGAGTTGATTGAGTATTTCCGAGCCACGCATTCTTCCAGAAACGGCACCTGGGGCACCAGGCCTTGCTGGTGTTCTTGGACGAGCCGGAGCTGGAGTTGGCACTGGGGCGGGCTGCGGACGAGGAATCGTTCTTGGGACAACTGAAGGTCTACGTTCCCGCTCCGGAACCTCTGTAGGTTCACGTCGTGGGGGCATCATTCTTGGCGCATTGACATTTGGTTTACGTGGAACTTTTGGTGCTGGAATATTGTCTCTTCCGTCTGGTCCAGTGAGGAATCCATCCCCATCGCCGTCAAACTTGGATGGCTTGACCATCGCCCTACCGCGACGCGCAGCTGAACGAGGAGTTCGAGCGAGGCGACCAAAAGCCTTCGACTCAATTGCGTCAATTGCAGACAGAAGAGCTTTTCTTGCATCATCTTCGTACCAGTCAATATTCGCAACAGCAAAACCATCCTCGAGTAGTTCAACATCAAAACCGTGATAATCGGCAATGTCGTTTGCTACTTCATACATCTCCATATTCGCTGTTTTTACGAACATGTGTATGCCAGGTGTATCGTTCTTAAATTCCTCCCAAGTATGGAATGGCGAAGATTTCATTCCACATGCGCCGCCACACGAACATCCTGTCTTCGGTTTTTCAGAAATCATATTTGGGCTTGATGGAATTGGTGCCCCAGAAGGGGTTCCATCGGAATCAAGCGGAAGGTAAATTGTCTCAACGCGAACTGGTTGTGCTGCCCCAAACATAAACTCCGACTCATTTGGAGTGTGGTAGCTGGCTCTCATTGTTTCTGATTTTCCGTCTTTGACAATGTCAAATACGACTACGTTCGTATCTGCCTCTCTTATCGCTACCTCGCCGCCGAAGTGGCTTGATAGCGCTTTGGCGAGTCCGCCCATCCGGCCAATAATCGGATTTTGGGAATTGTCTGAAATTGAGTAAATTTGCACATTCTTTTCATCAATTTCGGATTGAATGTCGTCAGACTTCTTTGAATTTTCGTAACGCTCCAAGAGTCTTCTGCCTTTTGCTGCAAGACGCGCAGCATCCTCCATGTTCTTTGGCACCGGTTCTCCCCATGCGGCAGCAGAAAGTGCCAAGCGCGTTGGTCGGCCTTTCTCGTCTTTCATTGGTCCTGATGGGTTTGTAAAAAATCGGGTAAGGAACGAGCCCTTCCGGCGCATTTTCATTGGCGTGTTGGCCGGACCCTTTACTCCTGGCTTTAGGTTTGCGCCTTCTGTTCTGTTGAAATGTGCTCGACCGGCAGCCGTCAAACCGCCCTTCGGGTCTTTTAGTGGCTTGTCTGATTTAATCGAGATTGTGCCAGTGAGTTGGTTTGCACCATGAAGAACAGGGCTTACTTCGTATAGCTCAACTTCCTTGAGCATGTTTGCCTGCTTGGATGTATCAAAAACCGCATCCAGCGTCTTGTAACCAATCGACCACTCTTGTTCTTCGCCGAAGAACTGAACGTTACTAAATGCTTCTCTCCCCCGTTCTGACTTTAGGTTGAACTGCACTTTTGCAAATAGTCCACCAATTCCATTAGCTTTCATTTTTGCTGGAAGGCGAGGGTCGTTTGGTCCAACTTCGTAAATCTCGAGAACCTTGCCAATTGGCTCATTCCAGTTATGGCCCCAGACAACACGCGGCTTGCGTCTCTTTAGAGAACCGTTAAAGCACCCAGGAAGACAAATATCCCCAACGCTGTCCTTGTTCCCAATGCCGGCAACAAAACACTCGACTATCCCCTGCGACTCGTTTGTGCTTATTTGGCCTGGTATTGCCTTGTACTGAGTTTCAGTAAAGTCCTGGACTTGCTCGTTCATTGGTAGCGCTTTCTACGAAGGGTACTCACAATAATAAACAATAAACCACCGAAGCTGGCGAATGAATTAGCTAGTTTTAGTAAAGTTCTAAATCGAGAAGCGCAGACGGCAGCGACAGTTGGCCGTCAGGCCAATTGGGGCAAGTGGGTCGCCAGGGAAACGTATTTCCTGTCCAGCCACTTTGAAATTTCCGCCCATCTCAACTGTGTCCCCATCAAGCAGGCGGTGTTCTGTGCGAACTTTTGAGTCCTTGTTTGATACCCATGTTTTTGAGGTTGCGCCGACCTGCTTGGAGCCAAAATGCACTCCAGCGTTGTATGCGGCTTGCCCTTCATGCTCGGCAATCATTCTTCGTCGCTGGGATATAAGGTTCATAAATATCGCCATTAGAGCTGCCTTGAGCATCCCCACTTTGTCCTCATCATCAGCAAGTGCCATGGCAATAAGTATTGCTGACGCAATCTCGCCCTTTGTCGTCTGATTGACTTTCTTCATTCTTTCAATTTGGGCTTCGGTTACTTCCTTGACTTCTTCATCATCAACATCAACAGGCATGCCGGTCTGCTCTGTTATTAGTCTTGCTGCATCTGACGTGATTCCAGCTATTACTGGACGAATATCTTCATCCAGCTGTTTGTCCCAAACCTATGCATCAAAGATGCTGTCAACATCGAGAGTATTTGCTGCGATGAGTTTCTTGGACTTTGCTCCGGTTGCTTTTTCTAGAACTACTCGTTGCTGACGCTCGAATAGGCGTTCAATATTTCTGTCGAGAATTTCTACCCATCTGTCTGCGTTTTCTTCTGCTTTTGCGTCCCAGTCAGAAATTTCTTTTGTTTCAGATTTGAACTGCATGTCTGAACCAAATGCTGATAAAGCTGTTGGCGATGCCATTACTGGCTGCTGTTGCTGAGCTGGCTGTTGACCCTGCTCGGCTGCAAGCGCCTCCGCCATGGTGTTTGGTTTTGTATTGAAATCAACCATCTGAGCTGCGAGCTCTTGCGCTCCGGGCTGCTGAGGCTGCTGAGGCTGCTGTGCCTGCTCCGCCCCAGGTGCCTGACCCTCCGCTGCGGCCCCTGGAGTTGGAACCATTCCTGCCGCCGCGACACCAGGAACACCAGGTTGCGCTCCGGCCATTTGGGCCTGTTGCGTCGAGTCAAACTTTTTATCTGTGTAACCGATTGGCGTAAGATTTGGATTTGCAAGCATTGCCTGCATCAAATCAGAATCAACTAGTTTCCTGCCAGTTCCCCTACGGTATTCGTTTCCGCTAATTAGACCATTTTGAAATTCATCAAGCAGGTAGCGCTCGCGTTCTTGTTTATAAAGAACAAGAATTGGAACTTCCGATGTATCAAAATCGATGTAGTACTCGACGTCAAGTTCATCCAGTCCGCGACCAATAAGCTCCATGTGTGGAAGCATCGTTTCATTCCAGAAGACGCGATGCTCTTCTGCCGCATTGCTGAACGTTCTCCCAGCAGCGTTGCCAATAACCGATTCGGGAACACCAAACGATGCGAGAATTTCTTCCTTGGTGATTTGTCGCATTTGAATATAGTTCGCATCGCGCGGACTTGAACCGGTGTCGACAAAATCAACACCCTCATCAGAGGACACAACCGTTATTGCTCCAGCTCGATTTATATTTCCTCTAAATCTGCTACGCAACTCATCCTTATCGTCGTCATCTATTTCTCCGCGAACAACCAATAATCCACCTGGTCGTCCATCATTGAGAAGGAAGTTACGGTTATAAATTTTTGAAAGGTTTTCAATTTCAACTGCTATTCCCGCAGACTCAAGCGGGGTGAGCGAGAGATACGGGTCGAGTGGGTGTGGCTTCCTAATCCAAACAACGTCCTGTGGCTTTAGGATAACTTTTGTCCCATTGCGCATGTCAACTTCAAAACCAGAAACAAAAGTTTTTGGATGCGGGATTGGAGACGTGTGCTGCGGCGGAAGAAGGTGCAAACCAATTATTCCGCCATCTCGACCGCGGACTTTCTCGATGAATGCACCACGAGATGAAAGCAGAAGTTGAGAAGACAACCTATAGCGAAAAACGAATGAGTTTTCGCCAATGTTTGATTTTGTATTAAGCAAATCAAGAATTTTGTTATCTTTGTTGTCCGTGACAATTTTCCCATCCGGAGAATTGTCTTTTCTAAGGATTACCGGAAGTCTTGCTTGGTTTCCTGAGATTGCGTCAATGCATCTATTAACCCAAGTGACCTTCTGCATTCCCTCTCGGTAAGCCCGCTCAATGTCCCATGAGTCGCGGTATGGCTTTCCGGTCGTGCCGGAGTTAAATGCAACTGGGGCACCCGGTCCCAGAACTGATTTTTCTGAAGAAGACCCGAGCGACTTGTTTTTAGAGGAATTCCAAGCCATATTTTATGTTTATTCCAGTCCGAGGATGTAACCAACAACGCCACAACAGACTCCAGCGACCACAAAGCCCGCCGGAATGCTAAAAATGAAAGCGCCTATCGTTGTCATAATTATAAATGACGCGATTAGAAGATTGGCAGCTCTTGACCGAGTAAACCATTGTAGGAATTTCATTGAGCCTCATTCGGATAAGTGCTGAACATGTGATTAAATACTAGTACCAATAGATGACTTAAACGAGAACGCATGACCGACTGGAACAAGATACTTGAGTATCTAAAACCAAAGCAACCGCTTTACTGCCCAGAAGAAGCTTCAATTACGCAGAACGTATTCCTGCGAACTTATTCGATTGAGGCCTTGTTTGGTGGAGCTGCGGGCGGCGGCAAGTCTTCCGCACTGCTCATGGCCGCCCTTCAGTATGTGGATGTGCCTGGATACTCGGCAATTCTTTTCAGAAAGACATATGCGGACTTGGCGCTACCTGGAGCGCTCATGGACAGATTTAGGTCATGGATATCAAATTATGATGAGGTCCACTGGAACAACAATACGTATGTTGCCACTTTCCCTTCTGGGGCGCGCATTTCGTTCGGGTACCTGAATAATACAAACGACTACCTTAGATATAAGGGTTCGGAATTTCAATTCATTGGGATGGACGAGGTGACCGAAATCAGGGAGTCTGATTACCGTTATCTGTTCTCTCGTCTGCGTAGACCATCTACAGGTCCACTTTCCGAGGTTCCATTGCGCATGCGCGCGGCATCAAACCCAGCACCCAATTGGGTTAGGCAAAGATTTATCGTGGAGGGGCAGGACCAGGGGAGGATTTTCGTACCATCCAAGCTCACGGATAACCCCGGAATCGACGCAGATTCATATCGGCAGGCGCTTTCCGCACTTGACCCAATCGAAAGACGTCGACTCGAAATGGGAGACTGGTGGGCTACGACATTAGGAACTCTTTTTGATAGAACTAATTTTGTTGTTATTGACCACCACGAAGTTCCACAGGTCTTGTCTTCCGCGAGAGCAGTTAGATTTTGGGACTTGGCCGCATCGGAGCCAGGCCCGTCAAACCCAGACCCCGACTACACGGTGGGCACGCTCATGCTTTTCGACCAAGGGATTGCCTACGTTTTGGATGTGAAGAGGGCGCGAGTAAAAAACGAAAAAGTTGAACAGCTAATAGCCCAAACAGCTTATGAAGACGGTCACTCTGTGTCCATCAGAATGGAACAAGAACCGGGCTCATCGGGGAAAGCCCTTATTGACCAGTATGCAAGGTATGTCCTTCCTGGCTATGACTTTCAGGGAATCCGCTCTACCGGGGATAAAGAAACCAGGTCTCGTCCATTTGCGGCTGCAGTAGCTAATGGAAACGTGAGAGTAGTAAGGGCCCCATGGCTGACCGAATGGTTCGATGAATTCTCCTCATTCCCCGAAGCATGTGACCACGACGACCAGGTCGACTCTGCCGTCGGAGCATTTTCATATCTTGCCGGTTTGGGGTTGCCTCAGCGCCGACCAGTGTCTATAATTATCTGACACCTACAACCTATCTTTACAACTAGGAGGGATATGAATACTGAACAGTCAACCTATGAGCGCTGGCAAGAACAGCTGACGAACATCAGCTCCATGCTGATTGACCTCGAAAAAGATTTTGTTGCT